GCCGAACTGCCTGGCGGGAAATGGAAACGAATCGGGTAAACGGCCGCCGGCTCGCCGTTCGTGACGGCGAGTGGCAGACACCGGAGCTGCCTGGCGATTATGTCGGCCCGGTGTTCCACGACGGCCACTGGTGCGTGTTCTTTCTCAAGCCGAATGCTCGTGATCCGGATGCGCCCAAGCGCGCGCGCAGTGTGCATCACGTCACGTCGCCGCCGCACTCGTTCCACGAGGAACCGGATGGCACGCTGACGATCCGCAATTCGATTGGCGACAAGGCAGGACCTGGAAGCGAGAGCGACGGCTGGCACGGCTATCTCGAGAAGGGCGTATGGCGGAAGGTGTGAGGATCCCTGGCGTTCGCCGCGACGTCGAGCCGCACTTGCTTCGACCAGGCGAGTACGGCCGGTTCGACCAGGATGGAGTCTTCCACGGCTGGCACGGCATCCCCGCAGGTACGGATCCGGAAGACTGGATGTGCGCGAACCTGAGCGGCCACGAAGTGGAAGAGCACGCGGACGGAACCATCACCGTGAAGCCGTCGATCCTGATCGGCGGCCATAACCGGCAAACCGGCGCGCGCAAGGAGTGGCACGGCTATCTCGAGCGCGGAATCTGGAGGCAGGTATGACCTTCGAAGTGTTCAGAAATCGGAAGAAGGAATGGCGCTGGCGCTTGCGCGCAGCGAACGGTCGGATCATCGCGAACAGCGGCGAGTCGTACCGACGTCGCATCGATTGCTCGGACGCGATCGAGCTCGTCAGGAATTCGCGGTTCGCGAAGGTCGCTGTGGCGTGACCTGGCCCTGCCGCCTGGTCGTGAGCCCCGAGCTCGACGAGCACGGCAACGTCGACGTCTCGAAGCGCCAGGTCGGCGACATGTGGTTCCTCGACGTGCCGCGCGAGGAGCTGAAGAACCGGCACCTGACCGCGCACTATTTCGCGGCGAACGCCGGCCGGCCGCCGGTCGTGATGATGCTGCCCGGGCGCACGTACTACCTGGTGGATGGCCAGTGCTTCTCGAGCAGCTGCACGAAGTGCAACGCCAAGCACTCATGGTCCGGTAAAGCCTGCCCGAAGGGAGGCGAACATACACCGCGCGGCTACTACGACGGCTGGAAGGTGACCGGCACGCCGCCGAATCTGACTGTGCAGCCATCGATCAACTACGAAGGCAGCTATCACGGCTACCTGAAGGACGGCGTCATCGGCGACGACGTCGAGGGGCGCAAATTCGACGCGGAAGGAAAGCGGATATGACGGACAAAGTGCAGGCGCAGGAAGAGAAGGTCGACTCCGCGATCACGGCCACGCAAGGCGCGCTCGAGCGTCTGAAGCAATCGCCGCATACGGCGTGGATCGTGCTGATCATCGCCGGCGTCGCGCTCTTCACCGCCGGCGTCGTGGTGATCCTCCTTTGATCCAGCTGATCGCGATCGGGCTCTTCGCCGTGGGCATAGTCACGTTCGTCGCCGGCGGGCTGCACAAGTACAACTCGGCGATCGAGAAGGCGCAGCAGGCGGAGTCCAAGCTCGCGACCTGCAAGACCGACTACGCAACGCTGGACGGCCGCGTCGGACAGCAGAACCTGGCGCTGAAGGCGTTGCGCGACGAGCGGGACGCCGCGCAGAAGCGAGGCGACGAAGCGTGGAAGGCGGCGAGCAAATCCGAAGCCGGACGAGCCGGCGAGCGCGCGCGCGCCGAGAACCTCGAGCGCAACTTCAAGGCGGTCGGGCCCTGCCCGGCGGATCAAGCGGTGGATGAGATCAAGAAAGGGCTGAAGTGATCAGAATGCTGCTCGCGACCTTGATGCTTGGGGCTTGCGCTGCTGTTCCGGCGCCGGGATCCGCAGTGCGCACGGGCGGGGTAGTCGCTGCCCCTTCCGGCTTCACCGAACTGTGCGAGCGCGAACCGTCGGCGCCGGAGTGCGGCGAGCGCCGATGAATTGGCCCAAGAACTGGCTCGTGCAGATGCTCCAGGTCAATTCCGAGGTCAATCGCCTGCCGTATGTGGGCGACGCCACGAAGTACGATAAGCCCGACTTCTGGAAATCGATCGACGAGGCGGGCGCGGGCGACTGCGAGGACTTTGCGATCGCGAAGCTGCGCCGCTTGCGCGCGGCCGGTTGGCCCATCGAGGCGCTGCGGCTCGCGTGCTGCTACGTCGAGACCGACGAGTATCACGCCGTCCTGGTCGTCGACGCTCCGGAGGGAGCTGCGTTCATGCTCGACAATCGCCAGGCCGATCCGATTCCAGTAGCGTCGCTGCCGCTCATCGGCTACCGGCCCGACCGCATCCAGGCCATCGGCGGCGCGCAGGAATGGCGGGAGTGGTTGTTGTGAGGCAGGTGCTGCCTGTTGTTGTGTTGTTGCTGGCCGCGTGTGCCCAGTCGCCAACTCGCCAAGTGGATGCCGTGGAGATCCCGACGGGCACGCCGTGCCTAACGCTTGCGGACGTTCCCGAGAAGCCGCAGCTGCTCACCACGGACGCATTCAAGACCCTGCGCGGTGACTCGTTCGTCACGGCGCTGTGGCATGACCGTCTGAAGCGGATCGACTACGAGGAAAAGCTCGAGGCGCGGATCATCAAGTGCGTCGGAAAGCTACCCATCCCTGCACCGCTCGCACCAACGCAGCAGCCCGAGCCGGCCAAGCCGCGCTGGCAGTTCTGGAAATGACCAGACTGCAAACGCTCGGGCCCCGCGTTCCGGTAATCGATCCGCGCAGGGTTGCGTCCCACCAGGTGGAGCGCAAGCGCGGCCGTGCTGCCGTAGTGGATCGTGATCGCATCCGAGCTAGAGACAAGGGACTGTGCCAGCGATGCGCGAGGCGCAACCTCGTGACGCCAGGCACGCAGGTCGACCACGTCGTCGCGCTCGAGGATGGCGGACCCGACACCGACGAGAACAAGGAGCTGCTGTGCGATCCGTGCCACGTCGAGAAGACGAACGAGGACCGCGCGCCACGCCAGGGGAGGGCGGGTTGAAACCTCGGAGCGATTTTCGCGGACACCGCCGTGGCCCTCACGCGGAGGTTTTTTTCGTGTCCCAGGGGAAAACTCAGCCAGAACGCTGATTTATGCCGGAAAAATCCGAGAAGCGCGGCCGCGGCAGGCCTGCCCACAAGCCGAATCCGCGCACCAGGCGTGACGTTTCGATCGCGGCCGGCGGCGGGATGCCGCACGAGGAGATCGCGATCGCGATGGGGATCTCGACCGACACGCTGCGGAAGTACTACGAGGACGAGCTATCGGTCGGCGCCAACATCCGGCGCATGGAAGCGCTGAAGGGACTGCACAAGGCAGCGAAGCGCGGGAGCTCGAGCGCGGCGAAAGCGTACCTGGCGGTGAGTCCGCAGCTGGCGGTACCGCCGACGCAACCGCCGGCGCCGTCGGAGCCTGCACCTGCGCCGGCTGAGTCGGCGAAGCTCGGAAAGAAGGACCAGGCCGACGCGGACGCGAAGACCGCGCATCACTCTGATCCGGAGTGGCGCGACCTGCTCGACGGGAAGCCGCCGACGACGCTGCAGTGAGCTGGAATCTCGCCTGTCCGGACTGGGCGGAGCGCCTGAAGTCCGGGCGGTCGCTCGTGCCGGATCTGCCGCTCAACGCGAAGGAAGGGAACCGGGCGGTCGCGGTCTTCAACAAGCTGCGCTTGGCGGACGTGCCTGGCACGCCGACGATGGGCGAGGCGGGCGGCGACTGGTTCCGCGACATCGTGCGGGCGCTCTTCGGCGCGCTGGATCCGCTGACGCGCGCGCGGATGATCCGCGAGCTCTTCCTGCTGGTGCCGAAGAAGAACAACAAGACGACCGGCGGCGCGCTGCTGATGTTGACGGCGCTGCTCCTGAACATGCGGCCGCGGGCGAGCTTCATCATGACCGCGCCGGTCCAGGACACCGCGGAGAAAGCGTTCGAGGCGGCCTCCGGCGCGATACAGCTCGACGGCGTGCTGAGCAAGAAGCTGCACATCCGGGACCACCTGAAGACGATCGTGCACCGCGAGACGAAGGCGACGCTCGAGATCATGACCTTCGACCCGTCGGTGCTGACCGGGCAGAAGGTGAGCGGCGGGGCGCTGATCGACGAGCTGCACGTCCTCGCGAAGTCGGCCAAGGCGCCGAGCGCGGTCCGGCAGCTGCGCGGCGGGATGATGCCGTACCCCGAGGCGTTCCTCGCGTTCATCACGACGCAAAGCGAGGAGCAGCCGGCGGGCGTCTTCCGCGCCGAGCTCATGAAGGCCCGCGCGATCCGCGACGGCCGCATGCATGGCGCGATGCTGCCCGTGCTCTACGAGTTTCCGCCTGCGATGCAGAAGGACCGCAACGCCTGGCGCGATCCGGCGAACTGGTGGATGGTGACCCCGAACTCGGGCCGCTCAATCGAGATCAGCCGCCTGATCGAGGAAATGGCGGCCGCGGCGCACACGGGCGAGGAAGAGCTCCGCGCCTGGGCTTCGCAGCACCTCAACGTCGAAGTCGGGCTGGCCCTGCATTCCGATCGCTGGGCCGGCGCCGATTACTGGGAGATCCAGGCGGAGCCGCGCTTCACGCTCGAGCAGCTCCTCGAGCGCTGCGAAGTGGTCGACCTCGGGATCGACGGCGGAGGCCTGGATGACCTCCTCGGTTTCGCCGCGCTCGGCCGCGAAAGAAGCAGCGGCAACTGGCTCGCATGGGCGCGCGCCTGGGCGCATCCGTCGGTGCTCGAGCGCCGGAAGTCTGAAGCCGAGCGCTTCCGCGACTTCGAGCGTGACGGCGACCTCGTGCTCGTCGAGCGGATTGGCGATGACGTCGACCAGGTCGCGACGCTCGTTGCGCAG